CACGCATTCGCACGCTTAGCCGGTTTTTGGATGCAGTCAACTTCCCCGGTGGCGTCAACCCCTACGGCACTCCATCCGATATTGAGTTTCCCAAGGAGGTGTATTACGTCGATCGCAAGACGGTTGAAAACCGCGACGTGGTGGAATTTGAGCTGGCCGCTGCGTTTGACCTTGCCGGTGTTCGTGCCCCCAAGCGTCAGTGCATCGCCAACCTGTGCCAGTGGGTTTACCGCAGTGCCGAGTGCGGCTACACGGGCACCAACTACTTCGACGAAAACGACACCCCGCTTAATAGTGTGCCCGCCACCAACTGGCCTAGCGGCACCAACACGCTGAGTCCTGGCACCACCACCTTTGTGCTTGAGACGCAACTGGTCAGCAGCAATCAGTGGTTTCGCTGGCGCATCGGCTCACGCGGCAACGTATTTGTGCAGGACAAAGCCGGCAACGTTGTGTGGAGCGCCAACACCCAAGACATCGGCGGCTACCGCTTGGAGATGGAATCCAACGGCAACCTGCGCCTGCTGACCACTGCTGGTGTATCGGTGTGGCGCACGGGCACCGCCTTCCTTGGAACACCTGTCACCGTCACCTACCAGAACTGGGAGCCAACCGACATCCGCGCAGGTCGCAACGGCTCGTTCTTCCACGAAGTCTTAGGCAACGCCGATAGCTATGCCGTTGGCACCACCCGCACCGCCAACTACACCTTCACCTACGAAGGCAAGACGATGACGCTGCAGCTTGCCGCCACCTGTGAGTTGATCCCTGCCGAGGAGGCATCGTTGTACCCCTCTGCCACCAACCGCTGGCGTCAAACCAGTGGCTCTGGAGCTGCTGCAACCGTGATCTCATCCACTGGCCTGTGGAAGCAGGACACCGTATTTAAGGCAACAGTTACCACTGCCCTAAGCAACCCCTTCCGCTCACCAGTCGGCTACGGCACGCTGATTACGGTTTCGGCGGTTTATACCATCGCCTCTGTGACTGGCACGGCCAACCGCGCTGTGATCGAAAACAACGGCAACCTGCGCCTGTTGGATTCCAGCGATGCCGTGATTTGGGAAACGGGCATCAACAACACCACCGAGCCTCGCGTCATTTCCGGCACCGGCGACCCGCTAAACGATGTATGCGGCAAACGACTGAGCAGTTGCAAGGTGCGATTCGGTGAAAACGCGGAGCTGCCCTTCGGCTCATTCCCAGGCGTTGGAGCGTCCTACTAATGAAAAGCTGGCAGAAGGCAGCAGTTGAGCACGCTTTGACCGAAGCGCCACGGGAAGCCTGCGGCTTGGTGGTGGTGATCAAAGGACGCGAACGGTACTGGCCATGCCAAAACCTTGCCCCCACTGCTGACGACTTCTTCTTGTTGGATCCCGCCGACTACGCCGATGCCGAGGACGCCGGTGAGGTGGTCGCTGTCTTCCATAGCCACCCCAAAACACCAGCAACTCCCAGTGACGCCGATCGTCTCGGTTGCACCAAGTCCGGCCTGCGCTGGTACATCGTCAACCCCGGCACGCTGGCATGGTCAGAGATCGCGCCCAGTGACTACAAAGCACCACTGATCGGGCGGCAGTGGGTTTGGAGCATCAGCGATTGCTGGACGCTGGTCCGCGACTGGTACAAAGAAACTTGGGATCTCGACCTACCTGACTGGGAACGCCCGCTTGACATGGACGGCTTCACCACCAACCCGATGTTCGATGGCTGCTGGAAAGAGGCAGGTTTTGTTGAGGTGCCGCTGGAAACGATGCAGGTCGGTGACGCCATCTTGATGTCGCTGGATGGATCGTCCGGCCTTAATCACGTTGCGGTGTACGTGGGTGAGCAGCAAATTCTTCACCACATTCGCGGACGACTTAGTTCCCGCGACATCTACGGCGGCTACTATCAAAAGCAGACGGGGCGAGTGCTCCGCCACTCCAGTAGGTGCCGCTGATGAGGGTCATCAAGGTCTACGGCAGCCTGGCTAAATTCCTTGGCCACCGCAGCTTCAAAGCAGCAGTCAGCACCCCTGCCGAGGCAATTCGTTTCTTGCTGGCCAACTTCCCAAAGCTGGAAGGGCACATGGCGCAGCACCATTACAAGGTGACAACTGGACGCCTGCAGCTTGCGATTGCTGATCATCCAGAAGTGCTGGGTTATCCCGTTGCCGAAAGCGAGCCAATTCGCATTGTTCCTGTGGTTGCTGGTGCAGGTAGCGCGGGCGGTCAGATTGCAGCAGGGATCGGTTTGATTGCGCTTTCTTTCTTGTTCCCTGGTGCAGGCATATTTGGTGCAACAAGCTTCTTTGGCGCTACAGCAGGTACAGGTGTACTTACCGCCCTGGGCACACTTACCAGCACGGTAGGTCTTTCCTTAGCACTTGCGGGCACCGCTCAACTATTAACACCAACAGCACAAACATCAGCCGTAACAAGTGGCACCGATAGTTTCAACGATCCACGCAAGTCCTATAGCTTTAGCGGCATCCAAAACGTAAGCCGTCAAGGTGTGCCCGTACCGATTGTTTACGGCGAAACGATTGTTGGCTCGGTCGTTATTTCGTCCGGCATTAACACCGAGGAGATTGCAGCGTGATGAATAACCGCAAGATCGCTGGTTCTGGCGGCAGTCAACCTTCGTATTCGGCGCCCTCGCCGCCCAGCGTTGAGCGTGACAACCTTGAATCCAAGCAATACGCCCGCATCGTCGATCTAATCAGCGAGGGCGAAATCGAAGGTTTCCCGTCCGCTCGCGCTTATACCCGTGGCACGGATTCTTACAACCGCGCTCTCCTCAAAGACATTTACATTGAAGAAACACCGTTGGTGCGAGCTGGTGCCGATGCAAGCCAGCCATACCAGGACGCTGATTTCAACTTCAAAGGCATCACAATTAACCCGCGTTATGGCACGCAAAATCAAACTTATCTGACAGAGACTGGCACATCAACGCAAGAGGAGAATGGCGTCAACGTCAAAGTCCTACAAGCAACACCAGTCACTCGCAGCATCACAGACGTAAATGTCAACGCTGTCCGTGTGACCATTTCGGTGCCGCAACTGCAAAAGATTTACAACAACGGCGGCATTGAAGGTACGCAAATTGATCTTGAAGTCCGCCTTTCCTACAACGGCGGTCCGTACACCACAGTCCTCACAGACACCATCAAAGGTCGCACCACAGACCTGTACCAGCGCAAATATCTGATCAACTTCACGCAAGCGCCGCCTGTTGATGTGCGTGTGGTGCGTGTCAATGCTGACCCCGCTGTCGTTGGTGATTACACAATTCTTAGTGACTTCTACTGGGCCAGCTACACCGAATTGATTTACGCAAAGACCACCTATCCCAACAGTGCAGTCGTTGGCATCCTCGCTGACGCCGAACAATTCAGCAGCTTCCCGCAGCGTTCTTACCGCATCCGTGGCATCAAAATTGCCCTTCCCAGTAACGCCACCGTCGATGCAACCAATGGCCGGCTGATTTACAGCGGTGTCTGGGACGGCACCTTCCAAAGCGCCAAGTGGTGCAGCGACCCGGCATGGATCCTGTGGGATCTCCTTACATCGACTCGCTACGGATTTGGCGATTACATTGCCGCCGCCAGCTTGGACAAGTGGGCGTTCTATGCAGCCAGTGTTTACTGCAACGAACTGGTGCCAAATGGTTTCGGTGGCACTGAACCCCGCTTCTCCTGCAACGTCAGCATCCAAACCCAAGACGAGGCATACAAGCTGATCAACGATCTGTGCTCAGTTTTCCGCGCCCAACCGTTCTGGAGCACCGGCAGCCTGACGATCGCGCAGGATCGCCCCACCGACCCCACCTTCATCTTCAACCAAGGCAACGTCACCCCCGAGGGTTTCACCTACAGCGGCAGCAGCCTCAAAACGCGCCACACCGTCGCGGTCGTCAGCTACCTGGATCTCGAAACCCGCGAGACCGCCTACGAGATGGTGGAAGACACCGACGCCATGCGGAAATACGGCGTCAACAAAGTCGAGATTGCTGCCTTTGCCTGCACCAGTCGCGCTCAGGCCCGCCGCGTTGGCGAGTGGCTGCTGTATTCAGAGCAACGGCAAGGCGAGGTTATCAGCTTCGCTACGGGCATCGCCGAAGGCACCCAAGTCCGCCCCGGTCAGATTGTGCAGGTGGCTGATCCAGTCAAGGCAGGCCGCTTCCGCGCTGGACGCATCACAGGCGGCACCGCACTGGCAGTGACGCTGGATCGTTCAGCAGAAGACATGTTCGCTGACGGTATGCCCGCCACCATGGATTTCAGCGTGGTGTTGCCCACTGGCGTAAGCCAGACCATAACCGGCATCAACGGCACCGCGCTAAACGGCAGCACTTTGACCCTGCCGTCATCTTTGGATCTGGTGCCCACTGTCGGCTCCACTTGGGCGATCTCCACCAGCAGCGTCAATACCCAGCTCTATCAGGTGCTGACGGTGCAGGAGCAGGAAGGCGGCCAGACCTTTGCCATCACCGCACTGCTGCATGAAACCGGCAAATACGACTACATCGAACGCGACATTCCACTGGTGGCGCGGGACATCAGTGAACTGGACGTAGCACCCGCAACACCGCAGGGCCTTGGCGCCACCGAACTGCTGTACGAATCCAACGGCCAGGTGCTCTCCAAGTTGATCGTGAGCTGGCAGCCGGTTGAAAACGCACCGCGTTACATCTTCCGCTACCGCTACAACAGCGGCAACTGGACCACCCTGACCACCCGCTCACCCGACTACGAAATCCTCAACAGCGAGGTGGGCCTCTACGACTTTGAACTGCAAGCCGAAAGCAGCGGTTTCAAGCGCTCTGGTACGGCAACAGCCAGCTTCAACGCTCTTGGCAAAACTGCACCGCCGGCCAGCATCCCAGACCTGTTCATCGCACCAATCGACGACCACAACGCAGAGTTGTATTGGCCGCAAGCGGTTGACCTTGACGTTCGCATCGGCGGTCAAGTCCGCATCCGCTACACCCCAAACATCGGCATCAACGCCACCTGGGGCCGCGCCAACGACATCGTGCCAGCAGTCAACGGCAGCAGCACCCGCAAAAT